GGCTAATCAAGTTCCGCAAGACCAATTAGACAGCGAACCCGTATTAATGTCTGCACACTTTGATGGCAATGTTATAGCAGCACGTGGACGTAAAGTATACAAAGGAAGTAATGGTAGCACTACATTAAATGGGGCTATTAATAATTCAGTCACTACTATTACAGTAGCGTCAACAGCTAACTTTAGTACACAAGGTACTTTACTAATTGGTACAGAACAAATTACCTATACAGGTAAAACTAGTACAACATTTACAGGTTGTTCAAGAGGAGCAAATAGTACTTCAGCAGCAGCGCATAGTGATGGTGCAACAGTAACACAGTTCTGGACAGAGATAGATTCAGGTAGAACAGGTGCAGGTAGATACTCTTTCTTTAGATATAATCTTGCAGGTATAGATTACATAATATGGGCAGATGGTGCTAATCATGCATCTAATTATAAGACTGCTAGTAATACTGTAGTTGACATTAATGCCTCTGGCGCACCTGCAGACCCTAAGTTTGTAACTGGATACAAGAACCATATGTTCTTTGCTGGTATGTCAGCAGCTACACAGTCGCTAGTATTTACTGCACCGTTTACAGATAATGATTTTCAAACAGGACAGGGTGCAGGTACAATAAATGTAGATAGTCCTATTACTGGATTGTTCCCTTTTCGTGATGCACTGGTTATATTTTGTGAAGAACGTATATTTAAATTAGTAGGTAGTACATTATCTGACTTTGCTATACAACCTATAACCAGAGAGATTGGATGTCTCAATGGTTCGACTATTCAAGAATTTGCAGGTGACTTAGTATTCTTAGGACCAGACGGATTACGTACAGTAGCTGGTACAGCTAAGATTGGTGACACAGAACTTGGTACAATAAGTAGAGCCGTACAAGAACGCTTTGAAGGATTGTCTGACGTAGATGAGTTTGAAAGCGTAGTTATACCAGATAAGACGCAGTACAGAATATTTTTTTCTAATTCTGCAACTCCTCGTGCCACCACTACAGGGATTATGTGTGTACGTAAGAATGATAGCTATGAATTTGCAGACATAAAGGGCATTAGACCTAACTGTACAGATAGTGTAGTAGCGTCAGGTGAAAGCATAGTTTTACATGGTGACTTTGATGGTTACGTGTATAGGCAAGAAAAAGGCAATAACTTTGACGGTAATAGTGTAACTGGTAAGTATCGTTCTCCTGACTTGACTATGGGCGATGCAGGTTTACGTAAGTCCTTTCAGCGTGTAATTATTAACTACGCACCTGAAGCAGCAGTGAACGCAGACTTGTTTGTACGTTATGACTATGAAGCACCTAATGTAGCACGACCAGCAGCTTATCCATTTGATAGCGCAACATCAGTCGCTATCTACGGTACATCAGTGTACGGTACGGCAACCTACGGTGGACAGTCTAACCCCTTAGTAAGACAACCAATTGAGGGTAGTGGATTTGCTGTGGCACTACGAGTGAATGATAGAGGTACGTCAGCACCATATGCCCTAAAGGGATTTCAACTAGAGTTTGCGGCTGACGCAAGGAGATAATTAATGGCAGGTTATACCAGACAATCTACGTATGCTGACGGTGATATTATTAATGCTGCCGACAGTAATAACGAATTTAATCAAGTCCTAGCCGCATTTGTAAATACAACAGGCCACAAACACGACGGTACAGCAGCAGAAGGTCCAGTTATAGGATTGATTGGAGACCCCGGAGTTGCTACACCTTTAAATAAAGTTGTAGTTGATGATACAAATAATCGCATAGGTGTTTTCATAGATGCAGGTGGTGCAGGTTCTACGGTAGAACAACTACGTTTTGAAGATGGAGCAATACTTCCTGTAACAACTAATGACGTAGACATTGGGTCTAGCAGCTTAAAGTTTAAAGAATTACATCTAGCTGGTGCAGCTAATATTGCTGGCACTATGACACTATCAGGTAACGTAATTGTATCTGGTACTCTTGGTGCTGACTTAATACCTGACGGTGACAATACTCGTGATATTGGTAGTTCATCTGCTGAATGGAAAGATTTATATATTGATGGCGTTGCATATTTAGACGCAATTAATTTTGATGGCACAGCTATATCTGCTACAGCAGCAGAACTTAATATTATGGATGGTGTTACAGCAACAACTTCCGAATTAAATATTATGGATGGCGTAACAGCTACCACTGCAGAACTTAATATTATGGATGGTGTAACGGCCACTACTGCAGAAATAAACCTTATAGATGGTGGTACATCTGCTGGCACAACAGCAATAGCTGGTGGTGACGGTATCATAACTAATGACGCTGGCACAATGCGTCAGACAACAGTAGATACTTTTGATACCTACTTTGCTCAAACCACTAAAACTCTCACAAATAAAACACTTACTAGTCCAACAATTACTACAGGTACATTAAATGGTGCAATTGGTGGTACATCTATTAAAGATGAAGATAACATGGCATCTGACAGTGCCACTCATCTAGCTACCCAACAATCAATTAAAGCCTACGTAGATACAGAGATTGCTACGATACCTGTTGGTGATATTACACAGGTTAATGCTGGCACAGGACTATCTGGTGGTGGTGCTTCAGGTTCTGTAACCTTAAATATTGATACAGGTGTAGTAACTACACTTACTGATTCACAAACATTAACAAATAAAACCTTGACAAGTGCGGTACTCAACGGTACAATAAGCGGAACGTCTATTAAAGATGAAGACAATATGTCATCTGACAGTGCAAGCCATCTTGCTACGCAACAGTCTATTAAAGCGTATGTAGATAGCCAAGTAACTGCACAAGATTTTGATTTTTCTGGTGACAGTGGTGGCGCACAAAGTGTAGACTTAGATAGCCAGTCAATGACATTTACAGGTGGCACTGGTATTGATACAACAGGGTCATCACAAACAATGACCTTTGCTATTGATAGCACTGTAGCTACACTAACAGGTTCTCAAACTTTAACAAATAAAACACTAACAAGCCCTGTCTTTGGTGGTACTTCCACTACAGCTAGCGGCAATCTTATAGTAGACCCAGCTACTCAAATTCTTGAGGTACGTGGTAATGGTTCATCAGTTGAGGGACAGATTCAACTTAATTGCCACGCCAATACACATGGACAAATAATTAAATCACAACCGCACAGTACAAATACAACAAATACAATGTTGCTGCCTCAAGGTGCGAGTTCTACATTAGTAAGTTTAGTATCTACTGATACACTTACAAACAAAACTTTAACAAGTCCTACTATTAATGGCGGTTCTTTAAATAGTGTCACTGCAAGCACTCAATCTGCTGGTACAAGTAATACAACAATTGCTACTACAGCATTCGCAGTTACAGAGGCTAATAACGCTGCAGTGGCTATGGCAATTGCATTAGGATAATTTACTTGACAAACAAGTAGAAGTATGGTATAATTAGTACACATTCGGAGTAAAAAATGGCTAACTCATTTAAATTAGTAACAGACACAGGTGTAGGTACTAGCGCAGCTACTATACACACAGGTGCTGGTTCTACTGAAACGACAATTATTGGTATGTCGGTTGCCAACATTCATACTGCACAGATTACGATTGATGTGCAGCTTGAAAATAATGATGGCGATAATATATACCTGATTAAAGCTGCACCTGTACCCGTAGGTAGCAGCATTATTGTTGTGGGTGGAGACCAGAAGGTTGTTATGAATGCAAGTGATGTACTTAAAGTTACATCTAGCGTTGCTTCTAGCGCAGATGTTGCTTTGTCCATTCTTGAAATTACGTAAGGATTAACTCATGGGTTATATAGGTGCAGGACCAACTAGGTTTAATACGGCTGACGGTTTAACTGTAACAGGTAATTCTGCGATTAGTGGTGACATTGATGTTGACGGTACAGCAAACCTTGACGTTGTTGACATTGATGGCGCAGTGGATATGGCATCGACTGCTCTTGTAACAGGGGTTCTTACAGCAAATGGTGGCGCAGTATTTAACGAAACAAGTGCAGATGTAGACTTTCGCATTGAATCAGACGCTAACGCACACGCTTTCTTCTTAGAAGGTAGCACTGGCAACACAGGAATTGGCACTGCCTCGCCAACGAAGAAAGTGTCAGCAAATATTGGTCTAAATGACACTGACGGTTTTGTAGTAGAATACTCTGGTGATGCAAAGGGCGGTTTACTTGTAGTTCCGACTACTGGCGAAGTTCGTATGGGTGCAATAAACTCTTCCGGCACTTATTTTCCTAGCTTCTACTCTAACAACTCAGAGAAAATGCGTCTCGATTTATCTGGTAGATTAGGTTTAGGAACCGCAAGTCCAAGCGCACATTTACAAGTCGAGACAAGCGCAAATTCACCTGTTCTTATTAAAAGCACATACGCAACCGGCGGTTATGTTCAGCATGATACTGGTGCAAATGGTGCAAATATTGGTTACGTAGGTT